ATTGTCAAAGAATAGGGTGACCTTATTGAGGAGTCATTATTTCAAGGGAAGGAAAAGCGATTCAACGATTAAAAGAATACTAGCCTGTACGACAATGGGCAATAGTATTTTTGCGTCTGAAGAATTAGAAATCTCAGGAATTTGTTCGACAATGTCCAGTGCACTTGAACTAAGTGAACATGTTTTGACAGTTTGTTACATCAAGTGGTACAAAGTAATTCAAGCTAGTGTTCGATTATTCGCTGCTTATTTGGATGGTGACCGGAAAGATATGATTTGGAAAGATGAATATGCTCCACAAATTATATATCATTTACTCTATAAGACAAAGGGTGACATTTATCATACGAAAAGTTCCAGTAACATGGAAATTTCATTAGCTTACATCAGACAATGTATTGAGAACGACATCATCCCTGAATTGAATTCTAGTGATGAGGTATTAATGAAGCAAATGAAAGAATTGTTTACAACGAACCCGAATCAGTTTCAATCAATGCAGTCACGAGATCTCATATATCATGTATTGCTAAATCATGTAGAAGTACAGGATCTTTTTTTTCTTATGTTAACTATCCCAACATCTTTAGGTGGAAAAGGAGCTGGGTTATTGTTAAACGACATCATTAGTGGTCATTCTGATGGTTTTTTTAAGCAAATTCACTATCTCCATCAATGGATTTGGACAAAGTCAGATAATCCAGGATGGATGGCATCGGTCCTTGAAAATTCATTAAGGATTCCCGAAGACAAGTTAGGAACTTATAAAAAGACTGCGATCTGTACGCAGACTTGGTTAACGTGCACTGGTATCAAAACAACTAACTCTGTGATACAGAAAGGAATCAGCAATCATATTAAGAAGATGTGTGTCAATAAGAAAATAAAGAAGTTGCTTGATATGGCAGACATGAAACAACAATTTCTAGAAACTCTAGTTGAAGCATCCGGAGATTTTTCGAGCCCCAGGTTATTGCAGTTTTATGCAGAAACGTCCATTTTTTTTATGCTAGACTTGTTAGTGAAGAAAGTTGAGACATCATCCGGATTCATTCAAGAATTGAAGAATCTACCTATTATGAGGGAAAAGATATCGAAAAATGAATATAGGAATTGGGAGCTGATGTTGACTGATGAGGCTGCTTGGCAACCAAATTTGAACGCAAAATCAAATGTCCTTGAGCAACTTGTTATTAGAAGGAATCTCTTATTGACTCATCATATAGAAGAAAATATTGAGGAACCGTTATATGATCATATTATAGAAGAGAGTCAGTCTCCAGGTGCCATGTTCTTACTGACTCCAGGTTCGATTCAGACATATGAAGGTGGTATCAAAGTGTATAAGCCACCAGTGTTCGGAAATGAGGCATTATATAAGGGTGAATATATTTCAGAAGAATCTCAATTTGAGGCTATCGAAGAATATTTGGTTGCAAAATTATGTTCTGTCACTCGGTGGCTCCTTGCAAAAAATAAAGTATCTACAGACACGTTCTTCAATGATGAACGCTCTGTATTCTTGAATCTTTGTGATGTGGCCTTGTCAACTTTAGTAGAGGCCAATTTCAAAGATCTTCTCCCGTATATCCCTTTGACCATCGGCGGAGAAGTATTTCACAGATTGCCTAACATGAGATACAAAACATCAGCTGTTATCAGAAGCTTCCCAGCAGAAATAAATTGCTTCAGCGTTTCGATCAACCAAAAGCAAGTGAATATTCGAAATCTTCATGATTCAAATATCCATTTCGATCTGATCACGCAGAGATTGAAACTGTCGGAAACTTTTTCTAGAGTTTATTGTGGGATAACCCCATTGATTCGTCGGTTTAGCATGGAAGATGATCCATTCATAAGAGATGTTTCCCAATTCTATTTCACGACGGAAACTAAAATGCCACAAATTAATTGGACATCATACACCAAGGCGATCAAAAGAATAGTCTCATTTAGTAAAATAAGATACATCGCAACATCATACTTGACCACTGAACAATACAATGAATTGACAGAGAGGTTAGAAAAAGATTTTGATTATGACTTTGATAGAATTAATGAAGACATCATAATCACACTGCTCATGCAATATTATTCTGACTTGAAGAGGAATCACATGACATTGGGAATTCAAC